GGGGACGCCGCCGACGAATTGGGCTTTAACCGCAGCAGGCGGAAACATTACATCGCTTGAAACTGTTTCAGTCGGCACAGAAAACGGCATTCAATATATTGATGTAAAATATGTTTTTTCTGGTGCAGCTACTGCAAACGTGCGGCACGAGACAATTGGACAAATTGCAGCAACAAATACACAGACATGGACGGCATCAGCTTTTGTTAAGTTAGTTGGTGGTTCCACTTCAAACATTACAACAAATGTTGTTATAACTCAATACAACGCAGCTTTTGCTGGTTTAGAGGCTACATCTGTACCGTTTACGCCTTTAACCACTGCTTTAGGCACTTCACGGCCAAGCAATACAAAAGCAACTACTCAGGCAACTGTCGCGTCAGTTACATCTGCAATTTCAATTGTCGCAACCGGCGCAGCAGACATCACTCTCCGCATCGGCCTGCCGCAGTTGGAACTCGGCGCTTTTGCAACGAGCGTCATCCCCACCACCACGATGGGTCTGACCCGCAACGCCGACGAAGCGTCGGTGAATACGTTGTCGCCTTGGTTTAACGCGAGTGAGGGGACGTTGTACGGCGAAGTGTCAAGCGCAGCTCAAACAGTGGGTGGTGTATCTCGAAGAATTGCCAACATCAACGATGGCACTGAAGCCGACAGAATAACTGTTGGGTGGGCGGGAGCAATTTTAGTAGGCGCAGCGTTTGTTACTGATAACTCAGTAACGCAAGCAGGATTCAACTCGCCATCTGGCGCATACCCATTCCCCACAAAAGTTGCCTTGGCGTATAAGACCGACGACTTTCAAGCGGCAGTTAATGGCAGCGCATTTGCAGCAGATACCAGCGGTACGGTTCCGACAGTTACCCAAATGAGAATTGGGGATGTCGTGACAGGTGGCACGGGGCCGCAAAACCTTAACGGGCATGTCCGCCGCATCACCTACTACCCGCGAAGGCTCAGTCAGGCAGAACTGACCGCCATCACCACATGACCCCCGACCCCTTTGACCCATTCGATCAACTGGTAGCCGAGACGCCACCGGAGGTGCTGGCAGCGGGGCATAAGTGGGTCAAGCAACAGTTTTACGGAGACACCATGTACATCGACTACCACCTGAAATTTACCGACCAAGCCGAGGCTGACGCGGTGCTGTTCGACGAGCAGACCAACGTGCAAGACGATGTGGTCGAGACGGTGCTGGTGCCCAAGTACGCTGCTGTGGATGTCATCGGCGTGATCTGGAAGCCCACGGGCAACGTGCTGCCTGCTGAGGACGAAAGCGGCGAAGCGGTGGATGAGATGGCTCCGGTGGATGGCTGGCATGTCAACGTGCGACACACCGACGAGGCCCCGGAGTTGGAGGCTTTCCGCGTGTTCCCGGCAACCCCTAGTAGGGCTTGGGCATGACCCTGGAGCAACGCCTGTACGCCGGCGACCAAGCCCGGCAGGTGCTGGACAACGAGGCATTCGTGGCCGCCTTTGAGGCCATCGAGAAAGACATCATCGAGCAATGGACGAACAGCCCAGCAAGAGACGAGGCCGGCCGCGAAAAGCTGTGGGCCTACCTGCACCTGTTGCGGAAGGTGAAAGCGCAGCTGACCTCCACGCTGGAGACGGGCAAGCTGGCCCAGGTGGAGCTGCAGCACAAGCAGAGCCTGGTGGACCGGGCGCGTGGGTTCATTTCGCGCGTCGCGTGACCGAGCTCACCTTGAGCAGCCAGATTCGCGTGGCTTTCCACCCGGCGCCTGAAGCCGAGCTCGTGCACGGCAACTGGAACGTGCCGGTGCAGCTCGGCCCCCTGGGCTGGATGGACAGCAACGGCCAGCGCCACGAGCTGTAACGACTTCAGAGGAAGGACAACCCTCTTCGAAGAGCCACCTGCGGGTGGCTTTTTTGTTGTCTGCATGGGTCAACGCAGTGATGCGCCGCCCGAGGAGTTGAAAACATGGACAACCAGGAGACTGGATCCAACGGTGCGCTTGACGTCAACCAAGCCGTAAGCCTGTTGTCGGCCGCGATGGATGCCCCACCGCCCGACCGCGAGGCGGCTGCTGAACCTGAAGCAGCCCCGCCACAAGCCCAAGCCGAGCCCGAGCCGCAGCCCGCTGCCGAGCCGCAGGCGCAGGAGGAGGACACCACGGTCACCGTCCGAATCGACGGCAAGGACGTGGAGGTCCCGCTTTCTGAGCTGAAGAACGGCTACCAGCGCCAGGCGGACTACACGCGCAAGACGATGGAAGCCGCGGAGCAGCGCAAAGCTGCCGAGGCCCAGATCGCCCAGGCGCAACAGGAGCGGCAAGCCTACGCCGCGAACCTGCAGAGGATGCAGGCTCAACTGGAAGGCGCGCTGCAAGAGCAGCAGAAAGTGAACTGGGACGAACTGCTCCAGTCTGATCCGGTGGAGTACCTGCGCCAGCAACGCATCGCTCAAGAGCGACAAGCCACGCTGCAGCAGGTCTACGGGCAGCAGCAGCAGGTAGCGGCCCAGCAGCAGGCCCTGGCACAGCAGGCCTACGTTCGCCAGCTTGAAGCGCAGCAGCAAGACCTTCTTGCCAAGCTGCCCGACTGGAAGGACGAGGCCAAGGCCAAGGCCGAAAAGGTGGCGCTGCGCGAGTACCTGGCGGGCCAGGGCTACGAAGCAGAGGCCATCGACGGCATCGCCGACGCGCGGGCCGTGATCTTGGCGCGCAAAGCCATGCTGTACGACCAGATGGTCGGCAAGGCATCGGCCGCGGCCAAGAAGGTGAGCGCCCTGCCGCAGAAGGTGGAGCGCCCCGGCCAGGGCGACAACCCCGGCATCACGCCGCGCACCGCGGCGTACCTGAAGCTGAACAAGACGGGCAAGGTGGAAGACGCCGCCCGCGCGTTCGCAGCAATTTTGTGATCAACCACTTCTAACGCCGAGAGGCGCTGAAAGGAGGCAGCCATGGCTGCACCAACCAATACCTTCCTGACCACCGCCGCAATCGGCAACCGGGAAGACCTGACCGACATCATCTACCGCATCAGCCCGACGCAGACGCCCGTGATCAACATGGCGTCCAAGGCCAAGGCCACCAACACCCTGCACGAGTGGCAGGTGCAGGAGCTGGCTTCGGCGGTGACCAACAACGCCCAGGTTGAAGGCGACGACCTCACGGCCAAGACCGTGACCGTCACCTCGCGTCTGAACAACCGCACGCAGATCTCTGCGAAGAAGGTGGTGGTCTCGGGCACGCAGCAGGCGATGAACCCTGCCGGACGCAAGGACGAGCTGGCCTACCAGCTCAGCCTGGCGTCGCTGGAGATCAAGCGCGACATGGAGAGCAGCGCCACGCAGCTCGATGTGCTGGCGACTTCTCCGCGGCAGTCGCGTGGTCTTCGTGGCTGGGTGGTGGACAACGTCAACCGCAACGGCGGCACGCTGGCTTCCTACACCGCCAACACCGGCTACACCGCCGGCACGCAGCGCGCCTTCACCGAGGCGCAGGTCAAGGACGTCTTGCAGCAGGTCTACACGGCCGGCGGCGAGCCCGACATGATCATGCTGCCCCCGGCGGCCAAGCAGACGTTCTCTGGCTTTACCGGCAACGCCACCCGCTTCGACAAGAGCGAGGACGCGAAGCTGTACAGCTCGGTGGACTTCTACGTGAGCGACTTCGGCACGTTGCAGTGCGTGCCCAACCGCTTCATGGCCGCGCGTGACGTCTTCGTTCTGCAGTCCGACAAGCTGGCGGTCGCTTACCTGCGCCCGTTCCAGACCATCGAGCTGGCCAAGACGGGTGATGCCGAGCAGCGCGAGCTGGTGGTGGAGTGGACGCTGGAGTGCCGCGCGCCCAAGGCCCACGGCGCGGTGTACGACATCCTGTGACCCTGATGGGGCTGGCCACAAGCTGGCCCCACTCATCTGAAAGGACCAGACATGTCTGTAGACATTGCACAGCATCCCGACTCCTCGCTCGGGCTCGTGGGCAGCGCCAGCACGGGTGGCGCGGGTTTCATCCCGGTGACCATCAACTACGTGGCCACCACGCCAGACTGCACGTTTTTCGTGGCCGACCGCGCCTATGTCGTCAAAGCCATCCGTGGCCGCGTCGATGTGGCGGGCACGGGTGGTGCCTGCACGGCGCAGATCCGCAAGACTCCCACCGCCACGGCCCCGGCCAGCGGCACGGTCTTGCACTCGGGCTCGTTCAACCTGGTGGGCACCGCCAACGCCAATCAGGCGCTGACGCTGTCCACCACCGCCAGCGATCTGCTGCTGGCTGTGGGTGACGCGCTTTCCTACGACCTGACGGGCACCGCCACCTCGGCGGTGGGCTCGATCACGGTGCACCTGGCTCCGGCCTGACGCACGGCAAGCACGGGGGCCCTTCGGGGCCCCTTTTCATTTCTCCCAGCGTCGAGAGACGTCGGAGCAGCACATGGCTCAAATCTTCGGCGGAGCGTTCATCTCCGTGACGGCCAGCGGGTTTTCCGCGGCCACTGGTGCGGCTTCGGCCCGCACCGCAATCCCCAACGACTCATCCGGTCGAGCCCCCAACTACATCCGGGTGGCGGCTCGTAACGAGTGCTACGTCAAGGTGGGCGACTCCACCGTGACCGCCACCGCCAACGACGTGATGGTCCAGCCGGCGGACTCGGTGATCATGCACGTGCCCAAGGGCCTGACGCACATCGCCTACATCCAGGGCACCGCGGCGGGCAACGTCAACGTCGTCCCGCTGGACAACTCCTGATGCTGCGCACGGACATTGCCGCTGCGCCCGGGGTGGTGACCACCGTGGCGCTGCAAGACGGGGCGCTCGTCACCGGCACCACGCAGGACTGCACGCCCTACGCCGAGCGCGCCCAGGCCATGCACAACGCGGGGCAAACGGGCTCAAGCGACATGCGCCTGGCCGCGAGCATCCCCATGGTGCTGGTGGAGCGCTACCTCAACGACCACGCCATCACGCTGCAGGAGCTGGGCCGCTCACCGGAGCACCAGAAGCGCTTGCTGAACGACCCGGCGCTGGCGCATTTCCGCATCTGGAAGGGCAGGGTGTGACATGGCCATTGCCACTTACTCCGACCTGCAGACCTCGGTGGCCAACTGGCTCAAGCGGTCGGACCTGACGTCCATCATCCCGGACTTCATCACGCTGGCCGAGGCGCGCATCGCGCGAGACCTGCGCCTGCGCCGCCAGGTCACCAACACCACGCTGACCACCGTGGCCGGCACGCAGACCGTGACCCTGCCCAGCGACTTCCTGGAGATGGAAAACATCTCGCTGAGCAACACCACACCCCCTGCAGCGCTGTCGGTGGTCACGCCCGAGATCCTGGACCGCAAATACCCCAACGGTTACGCCAACGGCCAGCCGGTGGTCTACGCCATTGTGGGCAACGCGATCCAGTTTGGGCCCACGCCGGATGCCGTCTACACGGTGAGCCTGGACTACTACCAGCGCTTTGCGGCGCTGTCGACCACGCCCACCAACTGGTTGCTGACCAACCACCCCAGCGTGTACCTGTTCGCCGCTTTGGCTGAGGCCAGCGGCTACGTGTTCAACGACGAGCGCATGCCCACCTGGGAGGCTAAGTACCAGGCCGATGTGCAGGCGCTGCAGCAGGCTGACGACGCGGCGGTGCGCTCGGGTTCTGCGATGAGAGTGAGGACGCTATGACGGTTGAGACCGCGACCTACATCAACGGCCTGAACGCCACCTACCCGGCGGCCTCGGACCCCAAGAGCGAGGGTGACGACCACCTGCGCCTGATCAAGAGCACGGTCAAGGCCTCGTTTCCCAACGTGACCGGGGCGGTGTCGGCCACGCACACGGACTTGAGTGCTGCAGCCGGTGCGGCCACTACCGGAGCGTCAGGTTTTCGGGTGGCCACCCAAGCGGCCACGGACAACAGCACGTTGGCCGCCTCGACGGCTCAAGTGCAAGCCGCGATCCTGGCCTCTAGTGGGGTAACGGCCACGCTGCCTGGGCAAACCGGGAATGCAAACAAATTTTTGAAGACTGACGGCACATCGCCCAGTTGGGACACCGTTGCAGCAGACGTCCAACTTTTCACCAGTTCCGGCACCTGGACCAAGCCATCTGGCAAGACGATGGTCATGGTGGAGATTTGGGGCGCTGGCGGTGGTGGTTGCGGTGGTTGTGGTCAAACATTGGCCGGCTCCGGCAATCCTGCAGGTGGCGGCGGAGGCGGCGCTTATACCTACCGTGTATACAGGGCGGCGGATCTTGGAAGCACTGAAAACATCACCATAGGTGCTGGTGGCACTGGCGGTAGTGGTGCTGGCATTGGAAGCGGCAGTTCCGGCGCAGACGGCGGCAGCACTACTTTCAGCAGTTCAACGCTTCAATTGATTGCTTATGGTGGTGGCGGCGGACAGCAAACCTCTGGCGGGGGCGGCGGTGGCACCGCAAGTGCGGGTGTATTAGCGCAGGCTGGCGGTCCAACGATCTACAACAGTATTGGAGGTCAAATTGCCGGTCAATTTGGAGGAGCCCCTGGTGGATCAGCTACGTATGCAGGTTTAGCCAGCGGGTTTGGCGGCGCAGGCGGCGGTGGATCTGGAACCTCTTTGGGGGCAACCGCCGGGGGTTGTTCCGCATATGGCGGCGCTGGTGGCGGCGGCGGCGGTTGGGCCGCCTCTGGTGGCGGCAGTGCAGATAACGGCGCTTCAGGTGGTAGTCGTGTAGGACTTTCAGGTGGAGGCGGCACTGCAGGTGTCGCCGCCAACACGGGAAACGGCGGCGCCGGCGGCGCAGGAGGATCTATAGGCGTAGGCGGTGGCGGCGGCGGCGGCACTCGTGATCCAGGAGCTGGCGCAGGAGGCGCCGGCGGCGCAGGTGGCATTGCTGCTGGTGGCGGTGGTGGCGGCAGCGCATACAACGCTTCTGGCGGCGCTGGTGGCGCAGGCGGCTCTGGCTACGCCCGCATCACCTCTTGGTAAGGAGTACAACCATGCGCTACGCAATCATTGAAAACGGTGTGGTGGTGAATGTGGCCGTGGCCGACGAGGCCTATGCTGCTGAGCAAGGCTGGATGGCCGCCCCCGACGACGTTTCGCCAGGCTGGGCCTACGTCAACGGTGCCTTCACCGCGCCACCCCCACCCAAGCCCGTGGTCCCCGCCTCGGTGGCCATGCATCAAGCCCGCTTGGCCCTGCTGCAGGCCGGCAAGCTGGCGGCAGTGGACGCTGCCATTGCGGCCCTGCCAAGCCCCGCCAAGGAGGCGGCGCAGATCGAGTGGGAGTACGCCACGGAAGTCAAGCGCAGCAGCACCCTGGTGGCGCAACTGGCGCCCGCCTTGGGGCTGGACGACGCGGCGCTGGATGCGCTGTTTGTGACCGCCAGCACGCTCTGACATGCCCATCGTCAAGATCACCGACTGCGGCCGGGGCTGGAACCCCGACCTGTCGCCCGAGGAGCTGGAGACGGGCATGTGGTCCAGCGTGACCAACATGCGCTTTCTGAACGGCTACGCCCAGCGCTTCAAGGGCACGGCCTCGGTGTTCAGCGCCCCGAGCATCACGCCGTACTGGGTGCAGTCCTACCAGACCACCACCAAGAAGTACTGGGTGCACGCCGGCACGCAAAAGGCGTTCGTCGACGACGGCACCACGCGCACGGAGATTACCCCTGGCAGCTTGTTCACCGGCACACAGGACGACCGCTGGACCGGGGGCGTGCTGGGCGGGGTGCTCGTGATGAACAACGGCGTGGACCAGCCGCAGTTCTGGGGCGGCAACGTCGCCAACGACCTGGCCACGCTCACGGGCTGGAACGCCAACTGGCGCTGCCAGGCGCTCACCCCGTTCAAGAACTACCTGGTCGCGCTGAACATCACCAAGAGCGGCACCGCCTACCCGCACATGGTCAAGTGGAGCCACGCCGCGGTGGCGGGCACGATCCCGTCAAGCTGGGACGAGACCGACGCCACCAAGGACGCCGGCGAGCAAGACCTGGCCGAGACCTCGGACCTGCTGGTGGACGCCCTGCCCCTGGGCGACGTGCTGGCGGTCTACAAGGAGCGCTCTTGCTACGAGATGCGCTTCGTGGGCCAGCCCTTCATCTTCCAGTTCCGCAAGATGCCCGGCGAGTACGGCATGCTGGCCCGGGGCTGCGGGGTGAACACCCCCCTGGGCAACGTGGTGCTGTCGGCGGGTGATGTCATCTTGAACACCGGCCAGGGCATGGTGAGCATTGCTGACGGGCTGGTGCGCAAGTACATCTTTGACAACCTGACAAGCGACAACTACAGGCGCGCCTTTGTCACCAGCAACCCGCAGCGCAACGAGGTGCTGGTGTGCTTCCCTTTTGCGGGCTCCACGCTGTGCAACAAGGCCTGCGTGTGGAACTGGCTTACCAAGACCTGGGGCCTGCGCGACCTGGACAGCGTGACCTACGGCGCCTCGGGGCAGATCGACTACACCACCAGCAGCACCTGGGGCGCGGACAGCGAGCAGTGGGACTGGGACACCACCACCTGGACGGGCAACGAGTACGCCCCCAACGAGGCCCGCCTGCTGCTGAGCACCACAACGGCGCTGAAAGCGTTCGATGTGGGCAACAGCGACGACGGCGTAGTGGCCCTGCCCGGCCTGCTGCAGCGCACCGGCCTGTCGCTGGATGACCCGTACAGCAACAAGCTGATCCGCGCGGTGTACCCGCGCATTGACGGGGCGGCCGCAGGCACGGTGGCGGTGCGGGTGGGGGCGGCCATGACGCCGGACGCCGCGCCCACGTGGTCGGATGCGGTGAGCTTCACCATCGGCTCCAGCATTAAGGCCGATGCGTTCGCGCAGGGTCGCTTTCTGGCGGTGGAGTTCTCGGGCAGCTTGCCGTTTCGCGTCCGGTCATTTGACCTGGACGTGGTGAGCACGGGGGCGTACTGATGTACCAACCGCGTGCTGTGCCGGCCAACCCGGCGGACCTGCCGGAGTTCTTGCAGCAAGAGCTCATCAACCTGGCCCGCGCCTCGCTAGAGGGCAACCCGTTCTTGAGCCTGGAGATGCTGTACGTGGCGCCCGCCAAGCCCCGGGACGGCATGCTGGTGCTGGCCGACGGCACCAGTTG